ATGCTTGCAATCCGCCGCGAAACGTGTATAATAGATGAGCAGGGCATCCCGCCCTGTTCATACGGGCTTGTAGCTCAGCTGGGAGAGCGTTCGGTTCGCATCCGAGAGGTCGAGGGTTCGAATCCCTTCAGGTCCACCAAAACACACAGGTACGAACTCTTTTGGTTTAAGAACGTGTTCGGCCTGACAAGAAAGCTGCCGCAGAGGTAATTGTCCTCTGCGGCAGCTTTCTTATTCGCCGGTGTAGCCCTCACACCGCGCGTTGCTCATAAGTAGCCGTGATTTCTCTTTTTCGCTTCAATGTTTGACAGCACATCCCGGATTTCAAAGGCACCTATCGCACAGTTCCAGTGATCGCACCCAAACGAGCGGAAGATGCAGTTTTGGCACCCGTCCTGCTGCTTGCAGTAGTCCACAATGGTTTTCGCAGCTTCGACGACCTTCTTGTTGCTTATCATACGGCGTGCCTCCTTTTACTTTGCATCCGGAATACGGTCAAGAAACGCGGCGGCAGTGTCTATGTCCCAGCCCAACGCCACCAAAGCGCTGTGAACGTCACCGGCGTATTTAACTCTCTTGACGAGAGTGATTTTCCTGTCCGGCAGCCGCCGAGCCTCGAAACGCCATTTCTTCGCGTCGTCACCGATCTTCTGGTGTAGCCTCGCTTCGGCCAGAAACGGTGTGTCCTCGCAGATGTCAAACTGCCAGACTGCCTTCTCTCTGTTCCAGATGCCGTATTTTGCGCCGCGCTTTCCACGGTAGAATTCTTCACGTTTCATACTCCGGCTTCCTTGTAGTTGTCCTTGATGTACTGATTCCTCCGGCAGCAGGAACACTTCTGGTGTCGCGTATTCAACCAGACGCAGCCGGTACAGTCGAGATCAGCAGCGGGAACGTTCTCAAAAACGGAGATCACAGCCTTGCACAGCTCCTGCATCTTGAAAACGCGGTTGATCTGCCTCTGTCCGTCAGCTGCCGCCATTGCAAGATTCCACTCGTTATATGCGTGTTCGGCGGCTTTAACTGCCGCCTGTCGTTCGATAAGTTCAGCCATTGTCAACCTCCTGCTCTCCGTCTGCGAACGGGTACACGTCCACTTGGTCGCCGGGAGCCACGACAACGATGTCATGCTCAGCAGGGATGCCGAACAGCCCGTAGGCCGCCCAGTTACAGCCGCTGCTGTCGCCCTTCTTCGGCGTGCCCTTGCCGGTGTATCGACCCAGACACTCCTGATAGGCACAGCTCGGAGATTTTGCCCCGGCGTCCTTGAAGTCCTGCACGGACGCGACGTGACCGCACATAGGGCAGCGGAAGCGCCACTTGAGCATATCAGGACCAAATCGGCGCGTCGCCTCCGCCTTCCATTCCTCAACGCTGTTGTATTTCATTTTGTTTTCCTCCTTCGTGTAGCTTTCACAGCCGAACGATCCCGCCGTAGCGGCTCACGTCGGCCTCGGTAAGTTTGCGGCGCTTGAGAAACCGCAACAGGTCTTCCAGCTCCTCTGTATTGTCCGCAACGCAGGTACGGACGGCGTAATACTGCAACTCCGGATTTATCCTGCCACGAATGCTGACAAGGTGAAGGTCGCGGTCCTCAACGTCCTTCTTGCAGATATACGCGGTCACAGCGCCGGTCTGTCGGCACACCTCCCGACAGACAATGGTTATTCCGCTGCTCATGCGTCCATCTCCTTCCCGTCATAGCCGTACAGCCTTCCGGCCGCGATAACCTCTTTCGCCAGCGCCAGCAGCGCACCTTCCGGCGCGGAGGGCAGCTTCGCCCTGCTTGCCGCCGATGCCAGCATAATCAACTCGGATTTGAGGGACGCGGCGGCCTGCCGGGTGTCGGCTTTTTGAACGTCACGGTCAAGGGCGTCTGCCAGAGCCTCGTATTTGTGATAGGCATTGTCATACCGCGTCATGCCGGTGCTCTGGTAGGCGTCGTATGCCTCCTGTGCCTTGCGTCGGAAATCCACAGCGCAGGCCGCGACGATTTCCCGGTCGGTCATATTTTCAACTCGCATTAGATTTTCACCTCCTCGCCGTTCCGAAATGCCGCGACTGTGTGCCAGCCGTCAAGCACCCTCTCACGGTAAACCTTCGGGTGCGAACAGATGACGGCGTGCTGGTGCGGCTTATCCATTACCCGGATCAGAATACCCGGCGCGACTTCGCTGTTTTCCAACGCCCGTTGCCGGGCTTCAATTACGCTTTTTTTCATGGTGTGATGCCTCCTTCGGTGTCAGTGCATCGAGGCTTCCGCTCATATAGAGGACCATTGCCCCGATTACGATGTTATTTGTGATTACGTCCAGCTCATGAAAGTCGATGTCCTCCCGCTTATCGCGCCGCTGTCCAGCTGTTTTCTGCGTCAGCAGGTGTCGAAGCTGCTCGCAGTGGTCCTTTAGAGAAGAAATGTCTGCTGGGTGAAGCTGATAACCGCCCATACGCACGAATGCCCACATGGCGTCAAGCGCGTCGTATTTGACCTTTTTGTCATCCATTATCCCGCCTCCTTGAAAAGCCTGTCCATGCTCCTGAAGATACGCCGAAGCTGCCACACGGACGAAAAGTAGCCGGGCGTGTACCAGTAGGCCGTAGGGTCGTCTCCGTCGTGCATGGGGTTGGTCAAGGTGTTGCCGATCTTGATGTAACCCGCGCAGCCCAGCAGCGAGAGCTGAATATAGCACATCATCCCCGTTGTGAAGTCGAGGTCCTGCGCCGTCACAAGGACGTGATTCTGCCAGCGCAGCGGGCTTTTTGCCTCAAACAGCTGCTTTTCGATCTGATTCACCGCCGCGATCAGTGTAGCCCCCGCTCCACACGCGCAGTCATTCAGCGTGACGAAGCCGTCGCGGTTGATCTGCTCTACAACGTCACCGGTGGTAATCTCCGCCATGCAGCGGCAGATGTCATAGGGCGTGAAGAACTGGCCGATCCAGTGATTGCCGAGTTCCAGCTCCATGTACGCGCCGCCCAGAAAATCCTGCTCCCGGTCGGCGTCAAAGGCGTTGACCACATCCTCTACCAGTTCAGGGAACACCGTGCGCTCTGCTTTTTCGTACTTCTCGATGATCCGCTTATACATTGCCTCGCGCTCCGTGCGGTATCGACTATCTACGGCGTTGGAAAGCGCAATGGCGAACATGGTGATGAAGTCGCTCCATACCTGCCACAGCGGAAAACGACGGGACAGGCTGCGAAACCGCTTCACAAAGTCCGCGCGCTTCTGATCTGCAATCCTCACAATGTTCCCTCCCGTGTGTAGCTCTCGCACCGTTCGTCCGGCACCCAGTCACGCCAGTGCTGTTCCAGCCACTTCTGCGCGGCTGCCAGACTGCGGCACATCTTAACGGCCACAACTTCAATGTCGCCGTACTGTACCTCAAGGCAGGTTTCTACGGTGAAAGAAAACTCCGCCGTGCGGGTGATCCACCAGCGCTGACCGCCGAGGGTCGTTGCCAGACAAGTTGCTTCTCCGTGTGTCTCGCGGATGATCTCATAGGTTGCCATACATAACACCTCCTATTCTTCGGTCGTCATTCGGATGAACGGACCGGCATAATCGCAGATAGCGGTAGGATGCAGGCCATCTTCGATATGGGCGCGTTCAAGGTTACGCAGTGTTATACTCTGGGGCAGAGCCGACAGGACCTCATACGCCCAGACCCAATTCCAGCAATCCAGCCGATCTTTCCGGGCATCCAGCGTGGCGGCCACGCAGACCGCGACAACCGCCCTGCCGTGCTTGGACAGACAGGCGTTAAAATTCTCGCGGGCCTTCGATGTCGAGAGGTCCGTCCTCGCTGCGTCGATCCGACGCAGCAGGGCGAATTTTGCCTCCCGGCTTCCATCACCGGCCAGCGCTTTGACCTCTTTGAACAGTGTTCGATCCAGTTTCATTACTTCTCTCCATTCTGCTTCAGCGTCGCGTCGAAGTGCTTGATGCGGTTATGGTCCTCATACCACTTTCGGTCTTCGTCGCTCAGCTTCGTTGTGGGCCGGAAAGCGTTCTTGCCAGTCGTCTTGAAATACCAGTCCTTGCAAAGCGCGCAGGCAGCTTTTGCCGTAGGAGCTTCGACAGCGACGTCGGCCAGATACTCTGTCCGGTTTGCCTTGATGAAGAAATAGACTACATATATTTTCATGCTTTACCTCCGTTGCCCTGCCATCTTCAGTGCCGGTGGGGCGGTTCCGGCAGACGCCCAAACGGGCGTTTCGGCTCATTGGAATTCGTTCTTTGTTGTTGACATCACGATTTCCCCGGTTTCAATGTCCATCGCACGGTAAAGGTATTTGTAGCCGTGGCGGTGCATCATCATCAGGAATGTGGCGGCGGCCTTGTAGTCATCGCTCTTTATGCTGCCAACCACAGTTTCGATATCGCCATCAATCAGAATGGCCTGAACCAGATACCTCACTCTCGTTATCCTCCTCTCAAACATCCACACTGACACGGTGGTAGGCCCAGAAGCGTCCGCCACGAGCGAAAACCTTGTACCAGCTCGTAAACGCCTGACCAGTGCAGTCATAGGCGGACGGGTAATAGTGCCGGTATTCGTAGTCTTCGAAGTAGCTGACGGCCTCGTCCATCGTTTCGATATATTCGGGCAGCGGCAGCAGCTCCGTATAGCCGTCGATGCCGTCATCCTGAACGATGCGGCGCTCAGAGACGGGGCGGTGGAAGAACGCGCGCATTTCGCGCTTGAGGTCGACGGCCTTCTGGCTCCTGCCGCTCTCATAAGCGATCTCAAGGATTTCGTAGGCGACCTTCAGATCGGTGTAGCTGTTGATCTTGAACATTTTCGTTACCTCCATTCAGTCTTCAACGGAAAAGCAGGTGTGGCAAATTTCGCCGAGACAATACAGGATGCCTTCAAACTCAAGAATTTCATAGGTTTCGGGATCGCTGTACTGCGTGATGGCCTGTGCCATGTTGCAGAGAATCGTCGTGGTGATGTTCCGCAGTTTGCCTTTAAGATCAATCTTCATCACCATCCGTTTCAGCATGCCGGTACGCATCTGCGCAATCGTCGCGTCAATGTCAATGCTGGTGTTGCCGTGGATGACTCCGGCTGCACCGGAAACCACGTTCTGCCCGATGTCGAATACTGCCATCACGATGTC